AAAGTAGAGAGACTTGATGAAGAAATTGATGAAGAATCGGGCCGTGATATTGTTGATGGCTTTCGTTTTGACGAGTGGGACCCTACTGAAGATGAACGGCAATTTGTTGATGTCTACGAATCCTACCAACGTCAGTATCGTGAAGATTTAAACAAGTGTGTAATCTTAAAATGCATTCATAGTAAGCGGGTATTACTCGACACCGAAGTGGTCAGTGAATCACCTTTTATCGCTTGGACTCCTATCCCCTTAAGTCATAAATTTTATGGTTTGAGCCTAGCTGAGATCCTGTTTGATATTCAGTATTCCAATTCAGGGATTAAGCGCGGTATCGCTGACAATATCTTTATGACCAACACCACGAGAATGGTGGGTAACTTAGACCTAGTCAAAAACCCTAGGGACTTACTGAATAATAAAGCAGGTGCCTTTATCGATGTGAATGCTCCAGACCCTGCTCAGGTGATTAAACCGCTTCAGGTACCCCAACTTAACGCTTCAACTTTCCAAGCCCTAGAAATGATGGAACAGGAAAAAGAGGCGCGTAGTGGTGCTTCCCGAATGTCACGAGGTATGGATTCCACAGTAGTCTCTAAGCAAAACTCTAGCGATTTAATTACCCAATTTATGAACGCCAGTAACCGTAGGGTGTTAGCGGTAATGGCTAAACATCTAGCGGCTTTTGTTGAACAGTTACTGGTGGATAGCTACAACCTGTCCGTGGATTATGAGCCGAACAAAACTATTTGTTTATACGGTTCGATGATCGATATTCAGCCTGCCATGTTAGGTAAGCGTAGCAAGATGTCTACGGATGTAGCTTTGACTCCAGACGATCAAATGCAAGAGGCGCAGTTCCTTTTAAGTCTCGATCAACAATTTAGCATGAACCCTACCGACCCTAATGTGGGTGGTCTTTATGGCCCTGCACAACGATACAGTTTGTTAAACCGCGTAGCCAAGTTAATGAACGTGGATACCAAGTTCCTCATTGATCCTAATACCCCTGAATATCAACAACAGCAACAGGCAATGGCACAGCAACAACAACAGCAGGCACAGGTGCAAGAACAGCAAACACAGTTTGCCAACGAGATGACATCAAGACAGGTCAAGGTGCTTGAAGACGGGCAAGAAGAGCGCGATGCACGACTTGAATTTGACATTCTTAAAGAACAAAACAAAACGGTGATTGAGACTAATAAGCAATCTCACAAAGAAGAAATGGAAGAGGGCGAGCAACTGCTTAAGGTCGAGAAACAAGATCATGAAATGACTATTGATAAGGCCGAAGTTGAAATTAAAAAAGCCGCAGTCATAGCGAAACAGGTGCATCACCATGCCCACCGTTAAAGGTAAGAAATACCCCTACACAACAAAAGGAATTAAAGCAGCGAAAAAGGCTGCAAATAATAAAAAAAATTGGAGCAAGAAATGACAGACACAGCACAGCAGTTAGCAGATTCGGCTAAACAGGTATTAGAGAGCGAGGCATTTAACCGCGCCTTTGAAACCACCAATAACCAAATTATTGAAGCCTTGCTAACCACCTCACACGAAGCCAAGGAAGCCCGTGAACATCAATACGCTAAATTTAGATACGGTCAAGAATTTGTAAATAACCTCAAAGTATTTATTAGCCGCTTTGAAGCTAAACAGGTTAGAGAAGAGCAAGCGCCGGATTAAAAAAGAACAAAAATCAAAATAATAAAAACAAGCATAAAACAACAATTTGAGTAAATATCACATTATGAATAATGAACAAAGCAATGCGCTCTCATTAGACGAAGCAGCAGATATTTTAAGTTCCAAAGAAGCGGAGTCAGAAGACCAACCTATTCCCGAAGAACCCGAACCCGAAGCAGAGACTGAAGAAGAAACTGAGGAAGAGACTGAAGCCGAGGAAGCCCAAGAAGAGGGTGAAACCGAAGCCGACGAGGATGCCGAAGAGGAATCTGAAGAACAAGCCGAGGAAGAAACGCCGAAGTATGTCACAGAAGGTCTTGTTGAAATCGATGGTGAAGATGTCGATATCCAAGAACTGAAGCAAGGGCATTTAAGGCAACAGGATTACACGCGAAAGACGCAACAGGTCGCTGAAGACCGTAAAGCAGCCGAGCAACAACGGCAACAATACGAATCGCAACTTAACGCACTTTCGGTAGCCGCTGGCACCAATCTTGGTCGTTATACACATATGACGGAAACCGATTGGCAACAGATGGCGCTACAAAAGCCTGACGATTTTAAACGGCATAGGGCGGACTATGACAAGGCAATTGGTTATCAACAATTTTTAAATAACCAGGTTGCTGAAAATAACGCCAAAAACGAACAACAGAGAGACGGTGAGCGAAAAGCCCAAGCAGCTGATGCTTTACAAACTTTAAAAGCAACGATCCCAAATTGGAGTAATGATCTGTATTCAGAAATAGGTGAATACGCCAAAACCCAAGGAGTTGATGCTGATGAGTTTGCCGATATTATCGATCATCGCTTAATTACTGTTCTTCATAAAGCCCGCCAATTCGACAAGGCCAAGAAGGTCACGAAGAAGAAAATTGCTTCGTCACCGAAAAAAACTTTAACAGGCGGCAAGGCAACTACAAAACCTGCGAATCAGAAAACCAAGAAAGCCATGAAAAGGCTCTCACAATCAGGTTCGATGGATGATGCGCTTGAAGCCTTCATGAATAGGTAAACAAAATGGCTACAGTTAGCGGAACTTTAAAAACTTACGATCAGGTGGGTAAAAAGGAAGATATTGAAGATATCATCTATCAAATCTCACCCACAAAAACCCCCTTTATTTCTAATATTGGGACTTCAAAAGCACAAAACACATTGCACCAGTGGCAAACCGATGAATTAGCAGCCGTAGGCTCTAACGCTAAAGTTGAGGGCGCGGATGCGGGTACATCAACCGAGCTAACAACCACTATGTTAAGCGCGCATACGCAGATTTTCGATAAGGTAGTACAGACTTCGGGAACAGCGGATACGGTGGCGACCTATGGCCGCGGTAAGGAGCAAAAACTGCAGGTGCTAAACCGAGGTTTAGAACTCCGTCGGGATATAGAACATGCGATGGTTGGTGCGGGTCAAGCGGGAACAGCCGGTAATAACACCACCGCAAGACAGCTAAAATCAGCGCAAAACTTTATTGATAGCGCAACAACTAATACTAGCGGTTCTAACCGTGCATTTACGGAAACGATTTTAACTGACGTTTTAGAGAAATGTTACAACGAAGGCGGTGAGCCAAATATGGTTATGGTGACACCTTCGCACAGTAAGATTGTTGCTGGTTTTGCCGCTTCTTCAGGTCGAACTAGAGACTTTGGTACAGGCACAAAAGTCACCGCGGCCGTGAATTTATTCGTAAGTCCATTCGGAGAAGTATCCGTGCATCTGAACAGGTTCCTTAATCCTAATACGGTTCTTGCTTTGGACACTAACTACTGGTCGCGGGCAGTATTGCGACCTATGCAGACGATTCAACTTGCAAAAACCGGTGATAGCGATAAGAAGCAACTATTGACCGAGCAAACACTTGTTTGTAAATCACCCAAAGCCAGTGGTTTGGCTAACGCGCTAACTGCTTAATGGTATACCGCCCCTTCGGGGGCAAACAGGACAATAACCCGTAAGGGACTGTCTCTCTTTAATCAAATAGGAGGGACAGGTTTGTCCGACACATTTACCAAGATAGATATTGAAGATGACAACTTGCATGTTAAGACGGTGCAGGATGTTCAGCCCATTCTTGATTTAAATAAAGAACTTCGCAATTCAGGCCCAAGTAAATTTGAGCGAATGAGTGACCTGATGCATGTTGCATCAATCCCTATGGTCGTGGTCGAGGACTGGATCAATAACTATGGCATTAATGTCATGGCACCTAACGCAGACGACAAAAAGCGCATAATGGCCTTGTTAAATGGCGAGTTTAAATATCTCAAAACGCGAGATATGAAGCTATGAGCCTGACCACTTATACAGAGCTTAAAGCCTCCATTGCTAACTGGATAGATAGAACTAATCTAACCGATCAAATACCCGATTTTATTAAGTTAGCGGAAAACCGTATTTTTGCGGATAAGCGCACCCGCATACCGCCTTTAGAGAAGAAGGTGGTACTGGCGGCAGACAGCGAAGGCTTTAGCCGTATTCCAACCGATTATCTAGAAGGAATCTCACTGTTTTGTGACGATGTTCCGTTGCAAAGAATTTCTCTCGATCAGCTAATGAGCTACACAACGCAAAGCGGGACACCGCGTTATTTTGCCAGACATACTTATATGTTTAAGCTGTTCCCCACGCCTACCAGTGCTAATCAACTGGAACTTATTTACTACTACCAACCCGCAGATCTCAGCGACTCCAACGCTACCAACATTATGTTTGAGCAGGCACCTAGCGTGTATCTGTATGGCGCACTCGTTGAAGCCGCTAAGTATTTAGGAGCCGATGGTTCAAGGTGGGAAGAGGGCTATCAAACAGGTCTCAACAAATTACTAGAGCATTCCAGAGGGTCTGAGTTTTCAGGTTCAACTCCGGTGATGCAGGCGGGTTACGCATGAGTTTTTATTCGACAACAGGCAACGCCGCCACTACAGCCGCCGAAACGGCAAAAACTGCCGCAGAAACTGCCAAGACTGCCGCCGAAGCCGCACAGGCAGCTACGGAAATCTTGCATGATGATTTTGATGATAAGTATTTAGGTTCAAAAGCCAGCGATCCAGCAGTGGATAATGATGGCAATGCCTTAGCCGCAGGGACCATGTACTTTAGTACCACGACCACCAAAATGCGCGTGTATTCAGGTAGTGCCTGGGCAGATATAACAGCGGTGCAGGGTGCATTAATCACGGGCAATAACCTCAGTGATTTAACCGATGATGGCGCGGCTAGAACTAACTTAGGTCTTGGTACAGCGGCGACTACTGCGGCTACCGCCTATGCTACTGCCGCCCAAGCGGATCAAACCGTTGCCTTGACAGGTGGAACCGGTATCACTACTTCAGGGACTTATCCTAGCTTCACTATTGCCAACAGTAGCCCCGATCAAACCGTTGGCTTAACGGGAGCGGGTGCTACGACTATTAGCGGCACTTACCCTAACTTTACAATCACTAGCACCAACACCACCTATAACGTGGCTAATGGTGGACTGAGTGAAATTAACTTTAGTTCCGCTTTAAATACTAAGTTAGCGGGTATCGAGACTAATGCCGATGTAACGGACACGGCTAATGTCGTCGCCGCTTTAACCGCAGGCTCTAATGTCGCAATTGCTGGCGATGGCACCATCTCATCATCCTCATCAATTACCTATCAAAATTCATGGGTAGATTCTGGCAATAATGCTTTATTGCGACTGACACCCAGTACAGGTTCAGCACAGGATATAACCCTTGCCGCAGGCAGTAATGTCACTTTAACGCCTGCTGGTAGCACCCTAACCATTGCCTCAACAGATACCACTTATAGCGTGACTGATGGGCAATTATCCCAGAACAATTTCACTAATACCGATCATGCAAAACTGAATGCCATTGAAGATCAGGCTGATGTTACCGACATCGCCAATGTGACCGCTGCGGGCGCGGTAATGAAGACACTGTTTAGCGCCGGTACATTTCTCTATTCGACCTCATCTAATAATCCCGAAGAAAAAAATGCTTCGGAGGTTCGTAGCCTTTTAAATGTCGCAGATGGTGCGAATAACTATGTTCACCCCGTGCATGATGGCGATGATATTGATATCGACACCACCGCCTTATCCGGCGCTACGGTGATTAGCGATTTAGATTTTAATGTGACTACCGATACCCTTGGCCATGTAGTTGATGCCAACGCGGTTGTAGCAACGCGCGATATTACACTTGCTAATTTGAGTTATACCGGATCTCTCGATGCAACTACCAATGATAC